ATGAAATTGCAAAACTTGATAAGCAAGCTGAAGTCGCACAAATGAGGACGATATACAGTTATGCTAATCCAACTAAAGGCTTTGCTGCAGGACTATCCGCAAGTGTACGCCCTGTGCTCACTTATGGTTTTTTTATGTTATTCTTGGCCGTCAAAATAGTCATTCTTCTTGAAGTTATGGAAGACACAGGTGATTGGAAAGATGCTGTACCGCTTATGCTTGACCCAGAAACTCAAGCATTATTTAGTTCTATCGTGTGTTTTTGGTTTGGATCAAGAGCGAGCCAGAAGTTTATGAAAAGGTGAAATATTATGTCTGATGCAATGAGAACTTTACAAAAAACTATTGGAGTTATATCTGATGGAGCTTTTGGGCCTAACACTGCAAAAGCAATTGTAAAACATTTTGAATTAACTCCAGAACGCGGTGCACATTTACTAGGACAAGTTTCACATGAATCTGGAGGATTTAAAAAAACAAAAGAATCTTTGTATTATTCTACTCCAGAACGATTAATGCAAGTTTGGCCTAGTAGATTTCCTACATTAGAAAGTGCAGAACCTTATATTAAAAATCCAGCTAAATTGGCTGGAAAAGTATATAATGGGCGTATGGGAAATACGAGCGAAGAAGAAGCTGCTCTTTATTTAGGTAGAGGATTTCTTCAACTAACAGGAAAAAGTAATTATTCTGCTTTTGCGCATGACATGCGTAAACCAGAAGTAATGCAAGATCCTTCTTTAGTGGAAAACGAATACGCAATGGACACAGCAATTTGGTTCTTTGAAAAGAATGATTTGTTTGCTATTGCAGATGAAGGCGTAAATAACGACACCATTAAACGTATAACAAAACGTGTTAATGGTGGTTATCACGGTTTAGATGATCGCACCAACCAAACGGAAAAGATCTATAAATGGCTACAAAGTTAAAGCACTATTTTGCTTTGATTTGATGTGCTATGGTAGCGATGAAAGGAAAAGTTAATGGCAAGTTTGTACGATAAAGCTGCAGAACTTTGGAATTCTAATTATTTTTCAACTGCGCCTGCAGCTGAAGAATTAGCAGCTATTGGAAATGAAACTCAAAAAACCATTAATTCAACTATTCGCCAACTTAATCGTAATAACAAAATAGAAGAAAGCATTGCAGCAGCTTTAAATTTTAATAATAATAATGTTCCTTACATGCGCCCTAAAGCACGCCCATTAAGTTTTAGTAACCAATTAAATGTTTATTCATCTAAACCAACAAACGCTAATTTAAAAGGAAGCGCATTAGATGGTAACTGGGCCTCTTATGTTCCTAAAGAACTTATATTTACTGAAAGCAGTAATCGTTGGGATGCAGATGCAACAGATAGCAAAGGAAGACGTTTTGTTGGTGCGTTGCAGTTTGGGCAAAGTCGTTTAAACGATCTTATAAAAAATGGTGTTTTGCCAAAAGGCACAACATTAACTATGCTTAAAAACAGTCCAGCAATGCAAGTTAAAGCAGGTAACTGGCATTTTCAAGATTACATCAATCGTATTAACAATCCTGAAAATGATCTTCGTAAATATATTGGTAAAACTCTGCCAGGACAAAACACTCCATTAACCATGAATTCCTTACTAGCTATGGCTCATTTAGGTGGATTTGGTGGAATGAGTAAGTCTTTAAGATCTAGCGGAAGTTACAACCCATCAGACTCACTTGGCACTAGCTTAGCTAGTTATGCACAAAGACATGCGTACTAGGAGAATAAATTATGGCAGATAAACTAGACCCATCTATGTATTCTCCTGAATTTGGCACAGCTGCTAAATTAACTGACTGGGAGAATGAACCAACAGTTCTTTTGTTAAAAGAAGAATTAGACATTGCTAAGCAATCTCATGATGATCATGTAAGCCAAGTTAAAAGTTGGTTAGATTTAAGAAATATTACTGGCTCTGTTAAACCAAAGACAGGAGAAAACAGATCTTCTGTTCAACCTAAGTTAGTTCGCCGTCAAGCTGAATGGCGCTACTCTGCCCTATCAGAACCATTTCATACTGCAGAAGATATGTTTTCTGTAAAGCCTAAGACATGGGAAGACACACGAGCAGCTGAACAAAACACGTTGGTTTTAAACTATCAGTTCCGCACTAAATTAAATCGTGTACGATTTATTGATGAATTTGTACGCACATCCGTTGATGAAGGCACGTGTGTTATTCGTCTTGGATGGCTTCGTGAAACAGATGTTGTTGAAGAAGAAGTTACAACATGGCAATACGAAGAGATTATAGATCAAGTTCCTTTAGAAGCTTTGCAACAAGCTATGGCTTTGCGAAAAGAAAATCCGAATGAATTTTTAAATCTACCGCAAGATCTTCAAGAGTCTGTTAAATATTCCATGGAAACAAACATAGCTGCTATGGCAGTTGCTGTTTCTTCAGAAATGGCTGAAGTTGAAAAAGTTAGAAAAAATCAACCAACATTAGACATTGTTAATTTTGAAAATTTTTATTTAGACCCGTCTTGTGAAGGTGATCTTGATAAAGCATCTTTTGCTGTCATTTCTTTTGAAACATCTAAAGCAGAGCTTTTAAAAGATGGGCGTTATACAAATTTAGACAAAGTAAATTGGTCATCAAATACGCCAATTACTGATGCTGACCACTCTACTATGACAGACAGTGTCGTTGAATTTAAAGATGACCTGCGTAAGCGGGTCATCGCATATGAATATTGGGGTTGGTATGACATTAATAATGACGATACTTTAGTTCCAATTGTTGCAACTTGGATTGGCAACACAATGATTAGAATGGAAGAAAATCCATTTCCTGATCAAAAACTTCCTTTTGTTGTAGTGCCTTACTTGCCTGTAAAACGATCAATTACAGGAGAACCTGATGCTGAATTGTTGGCAGAAAACCAAGCAATTTTAGGCGCTGTTACAAGAGGCATGATTGATTTAATGGGGCGTTCTGCCAATGGGCAAACAGGTTTTGCTAAAGGAATGCTCGATGTTGTTAACCGCCGTCGCTACGATTCAGGAGCAGACTATGAATTTAATCCAAACATGCCTCCGGCGTCTGGGATTCTTCAACACAAATATCCAGAAATACCGGCTTCTGCTCTTAACATGCTTCAGCTTCAAAATCAGGAAGCCGAGGCTCTCTCTGGCGTTAAAGCATTCTCTGGAGGACTTTCGGGAGAAAGTTACGGGAACGTTGCGACAGGTATCCGTGGAATGCTTGATGCTGCGAGTAAAAGGGAAATGGCTATTTTACGTCGTTTGGCAGAAGGTCTTGAAAAGATTGGGTCTAAAATAATTTCAATGAACCAAGCTTTTCTGTCTGAAGAAGAAATTGTTCGTATTACAAATGGAGAATTTATTTCTGTCAGACGAGAAGACATTCAAGGCGAATTTGATTTAGAAGTAGATATTACCACTGCTGAAATTAATGAATCTAAAGCGCAAGATTTAAGCTTTATGCTGCAAACTATTGGTAACTCTATGGAAATGCCAATGGTTCAAATGATTTTATCTGAAATAGCAACATTAAAACGTATGCCACTTTTGGCAAAACGTATTCAAGATTATCAGCCGCAGCCAAACCCAATGGCAGAACAAATGCATCAAATGGAAATGCAAAAAATGCAATTAGAAATGGCTGAATTGGAATCTAAAGTGCAATTAAATCAAGCAAAGGCACGTAAAGAACTTTCAGAAGCTGAAATGAAAGATCTTGATTTTGTTGAACAAGAAAGCGGTACAAAACATTTGCGCGATTTAGATATACGTGGCGCACAAGCAAGATCAAACCAAGACTTAGAAATTACAAAACGGATCTTGGATCAGGGGCAACGTGGCGATCCTGGCAGAGAAGTAGCTGATGCTATGCTGTTTAGAACACTGCAAGAGGATTTAAGTAATTAACGACAACCAGACACCTAAAGAGGAATGAAATGTCGCAAACAGAAGAAATAGAACTATCCATTGCTGAAGCAAAAAAGATGATTGCACGCAAAGATGCTGCTAATCGTTTAGCTGATAATAGAGATT